ACGATGAGTGAAAAAGAATTCTAAAGTACAATAGGATTTAGTTCCTAAAAGCACAAGCTTGGTTAAAATAGAGTTAGCTTCGACTTTAGATAGAGCCAGGTGGGAGACTGCCTGGTTCGCTATGGTTTAATCTTGAGAAAGTTAATTGAATTCTAACTAGGGATTGTCCTTTAAAAAGAAGCCATATAAGAATCCCATTCGCAAAAACATATGTTGTGGGATATAATAAGAGGTAAATCAGATTACGGGATTTGACTTTGAACTTAATTAGTATCCCTGGGTTAATTAAAATTAACTAAGTCATAAAACTGGTTTATCTCTTAAACCCAATTCTTAGGAATACAAATAACTTCTCCAAATTCAATTGACTTGTCATCAGGATCTTTAGAGTAAGTACCAAAGATCTTTATATGTTCGTCAGTTTCCTCAAATATCCAACCTTTAGTTTTAGACTTAGCTGGTCCTAGCTTTTGCATTTGTTCAAATGTAAGCCAACCAGTATGGGATTGAGCATCCTGCCAACTGAGTGTATCTTTAATAGGTTCGTAAGGGAAATCTGGATTAGGTTTTTTCTTTTTAATGTAACGTCTTTTTATCATGAGTATGCCAACAAAATGTTTTTTCATCATTGTCTTCAAACTTCTGCAAAATATCTTTAGGTACGTTACTGCCTTCTTCATCAAATACTAGCTGAAGATAGGTACTATAGATTATTGCAAGAGCCATAGCATCTGCTGCTCTCATTGATAATGTAGGTGTTTCAGCTTTTATAAAATTACCTATAGCTGTAGGATCAACATTCTTAATAAATTTATCAGAATATTGCACATCTTTAGTAGGAAATTTTATAATTTTCACCATAATTTTTACGCACCTCTAGCGAGGATAATATATTCTATAGTTTGGGTTGCACTATAAAGTCAATGTGTTTCTTGAGTTTAGGTACAAGATTATTATATATCTTATGCCATAGATCAGTTTCATCTACAAAAAAAGCTTTAGAAACCTTACTATCAGAGTGATATTGATATAAAATACAGGCTATTAATTCAGCATCAATTTCTATATCTTTCCAGAATTGTTTCTCACCTTTACCACATGTATGTAATTGGTGGTGGTGAACACTACATAAAGGAATAGCCCATTGATCGCCTGATTTAAGTCCAAAGCCTCTAGGCATAGCAAAGGTTAAATGATGTGCCTGACAAGGATGATTAAGACAAAGAATACAAGGTTGAGTAGATACCCACCTAAGATACTTTTTGTCCTTGAGTCTTTGTACCTTGTCGCCTGATTGTATGTCTAATTTTCGTGTACCCATAGTAAACTGATAATCTACTTAAACCTTCATGTATATAATTAGATGTTTTACGTTCAGAACTAGATAACATATTGGCTATTTCAATGATACCATAATTAGCCCAGCAAAAAAGTTTCATGAGTTTACAAAAGAAATAACCAAGTTCATCATCAACTTCTTTAATAGCAAAGGCTGCTCCAATTCTCATAGCCATTTGATCTGTTCTTGAACCATCAATACGATCTTTAAAATGATTAATAGTTGGACCACCTTGGAGTTCACACATTAATCTATAGCGAGAACCAGCTTCATATTCTTCCATAGATATAAGCTTTCTATTATACATATACATTAGACGAGATTCTCTAATGTTTAACCAGACTTTTTTCTTATCTAATATAGTAGAAATAAGTTCTGGTCTTTCAAATTGATGCATACTAAGATTTATAATAGTTAAGCAAAGCTTTATCAACAAAAGATTTAAAGCGAGGATTAGAATTATATAATTTAATTAAACGATAAACACGATTTTTATGCTTACATCCATGAAAACGAGCAATAAGGCTCTTGCTCCCATACACTTGTGTAGGGTGCAATAGCCACGATAATATAATACTTAAATTATAGGTTTTGTATTCACTACTATCTTTAACTTTCTTTTTTCCTTTTAAGGTATTAAGAGATATGTTATAAGATTTGGAACAAAACTTTTGAATATTAACAATCATAAGGAGATAAAAATGCTTAAAATTATAGATCATCATTCTGCCTCAAGTGGTAATACATTTATGGATTGCCCTCAAATGTGGATTATAGAAAAACTATACGGATTTAAAACAGAAGAAAATGCAAGAATGAAGATGGGACATGCTGCAGAAGAAGCAACACATGTTTGCATTAAGAATCAAATCAGTGATGAAGAAAGTATCACAAATGAAGCAAAAGGTAAATACATTGAACGATGTACTAATACAGGAAGTACAGAGGATGCTGAATATGAATGGTCAGGTAAAATAGCTAATATATTTGTTAAGGAATTAAAACAGTATGGTAAGCTAATTTCCTATCAAAGAGAAGCTGATATACCTGGAGATAAATATGGATTAAAATTTAATATAGTTGCTAAAACTGATTTTGAATTTGAAAACTTTATTATAGATACTAAGGCAACTGCTAAAGTATGGAGATATGCTCAAACTAAAGGAGAAAAAGCACAAGGTAAAAAGGGTAAAATTAATTATAATTATCACCCTAAAACAGATCATTTAAGGCAACAGTTCTTATACCGAGAAATATTTAGTAAAGAATGTTTACTATTATATGCGTCTCCATGGGACAATCATACTTCAGATCTAGGAGATCATATAGGTTATTTAGAACAATTAATAAATGCCTTTAAATCAATAGAACATATCTTAAATATAGCAAATACAAAGGAAGACGTTGTACGAATATTTCCTTTAACATTTGACAACTGGAGATGGAGATATTCACCAGGTGCTGAAGAATTTGCAAGAAAGATATGGCATAGTACTTTTAAATGAGGTACATATGCAAAGAATAGGAAGTATAATAAAACAAATAAATAGGAGAATAACAATGGAAACAGAAACATTTGAATGTTCACATAAAATGTCATTCCCATCAAAAGATGGTGGAGGTAAATATAGTATTTACGTTACCAAAGATGATGGTATAGATATGACAGTATATGGTGAAGCATTAGGTGCTGAACGATGGCAGAAAGGTGCAAGATTAAAAATAACTGCACAGCCAGTTAGAACAAGTAAGAATGGTAAACAATACCAGACTGCTAGTTCGGTTGAGTTATTAGAAGGTGAAGTTGCTGTACCTACTGGAACAGTAGCAAACACACCAAAAAATACTGATGCTCAAAAGAAAGAAAAATATAGAATGACTATGAGTAACTTATTAAGTTCTTATATGTCTGGTGGTAAAATGCCCAATGAGGATGAATTTAATCAGATAGATAGATATATCAAAAAGATATTAGACGTAAAGTTTAATGATATTGATGAAATAAAATCTGACGCAGCACCATTTTAACCGAATTACTGTGTATCTTTACATCTCCCTTGATTTAATAAACGCACAGTAAGGCTAGGTGGGAGTTTAACAACTAACATAGAACAAGTTAATCAATACCTCCCATCTAGTTTAAATAAGGATTTAATATGTTTGAATTATTAATGTTACTAATACTGCCTGGAGAAGTTAATCCACAAAAATTAGGAATAAAATATATCTTAAAAGAAAGATTCGTAGACTACCAAAGCTGTGAAGATTATGTTCAAGAGAACTTATATCTTAAAGAGAATAATGAAATGGGTATATTTTATAAATTAGATACTAAAGAATACAGGGTATTTTTAACTTACTGTAAACCGACAAAGGAGAAACAATGAGCAATACATATGACATAGAATTAAAAATGGATATTTGTAGCTATAGCTATAAACAAAAGAAAGAAAAACTTAAAGAAATAAGAACAAATAAAAAAGAGTTTAAAGTATGGGCAGATAAAACTTTAGATAAGTTTGATGATGTAGCTGACAGAATGGATGAATGGATGGATAAACCAAACGATAAGGAGAAACAATGATAACAGAAGATAGATTAGAAATAGCTTTAAAGTTTATAGCAGAAACTGATGAGAGTAGTGCAGAGGCTAGTGCTAATGTTAAATATTTAGATAGACTTCTTAAAAGAAAGAAAGCATTATACATTACAGGTGAACATACTTTAAAATCTATATCTGCTAAAGAGCAGGGATTCTATGCATCAGATACTTATATGAATGCAGTTGAAGAACAGTTCCAAGCAGAGATTAAAGCTAGTACACTTGAGAATAAAAGAGATAAAGAAGGTATGATAATAGATCTCTTTAGAACATTAGAAGCTAGTAGACGTAAACATAATATATGATTTATAAATTTCGTAAATGGGTATATGTACCTCATGTAACTGAAATTTTTCTTACTGCTGATACTGATAAAGAAGCATTAGAAACAATTAATAAATTAAGATTAGAATCTTTTAATTGGAAAGAATGTCCAATAACTAATTTAAAAATGACTTATGAAATTGTAAAAGATGTTGATATTAAAAGCAGATCAGATAAAACATCCGAACAAGAGTTCTGAGTTAGCTTTATTTACTGCTGTTTTAACTCAAGCTATACATGATAGCTTATATAAAGGATCTTTTAAATATTATATACAATATAAAATTGAAGCAATTAAATGGCTTACTGGTAATTCCAAAGACTTTAAGTTGATATGTAACTATGCTGATATTGATCCAGAGTATGCTTATGAAAAATTTACAAAAGCTATGAAAGAAGATATATATAAAGTTACTGCTGAACAATTAAAAGCATTAGAATTTATACCAAAGCCTAAGAAGTATGTTCATTCAGGACAATATAAATTAAGATTTTAATATGACAAATGTAGGAATGTTTAAAGATATGACTTATAAATCACTAGATAAACAGGTAGATGGAACTCATTATAAAAATATGAAAGTGCAACCAGCACATTTTATTAATGAAAATAAACTTCTATTTGCAGAAGGTAATGCTATTAAATATATATGCAGACATCACCTAAAAGGTAAGAAGAAAGATATAGAGAAAGCTATTCATTATCTAGAGATGATTTTAGAGAGAGACTATTAAGTTTCTTTCTATTAAACTTAGTCTTATCTTTAAATCTTTTATGTCTAAACTCTGGTAGTGTTTTAGCTATAGGATTTCTTTTCTTAATCATCGTTTTCTTTAGGTCTGATTTTGCCATAACCTATTCCTTTTTCTCTACTTCCCCATAGTTTTTGCCATGACCAAACATTTAATTTGCTTGAATAATGATAAATAAATAAACAAAAAGTTTTCATCAATTAATTTCTTCTATTTTAATTACAATTATTTTTACTTAAGTCAGTAGGTACTTCTGATGTAAACCAAACCCATGAAGAAATTTTAGTTCCATCTTGAGTATAGGTACATTTCTGTCCTAAAGTACATGCACTTAATCCAAATAAAAGTATTAATAATATTAATAATTTATTCATTGACAACTCTCACATTCATCTGTGTCATTTACTACTACTCCGCCATTATTTTCGTAACTTGCATCTTCATTTCTATCTTGTTGACATTTACATTCTGCACAAATACAATCTGAAAGAAGTCTGTGTTCTCTTTTGTCAAGAACGCAATGACATAAATGTCCGCATTTTTTACAATTATTCATATTAACTCTATATACTAAATGGTTTAATTTATTTTTTTATCTTAAAGAAATCTTCAAAAAAATCTTGCCAAAACTTCTGAACTTGTTCCTGATACTTCTTTGCTTTTT